CCAGCGCCTACAAGGCCACCGATGAGCGCTCCCTTCATCTGGGGCGATAGCGAGTTGAATGTCTCAAGAAAAGCACGTTTTTCTGCCATAGTAAACACCTAGGTTTATATGAGCTCTATTTAAAACTCTATCAGTAAACGAGAACCCTGTCCATATTCCAACGACTAGAGCTTAGGCATAGCCGATTGGGGAGTCGGAGGCTTTGGCACGGCTGGCTGAGCCAGTATCTGTTTGCCCATCGGACTGGGACCAGGACCGCCTGGCTTGGGATTGACCCAGCCTGTTGTGCCGTTAGGTGCCGTGTACCTACCACGTCCGTGGTGAACGTAACCAGACGGAGGACTCTGGCTCATGTCCGTAATGGGTCCAGGCGCTGGCACGTTAGGCTGAGGCTGGGGCTGGGGCTGAGGAGCAGGTTGAGGAGTTTGCTGGGGAGGAGGCGGAGGCGGCACCACGCCAGGAGCTGATTGCTGGGGCGGTGGGTCAACGCTGACGGTAGGAGTCATGGCGCGACGCAGGTCGCCTGGGTTGGACTGAAAGACCGCGTTGGGATCGGCAGCTGTCGAGGAGCGCAGCATGGCCAGAGGACTGGAGTTGTCCTTGCCGCGCAGCAGCATACCTATGTTGCCGCCACCACGCAGCATATCCAGCATGCCCATCATGGCTGGCAGACCGCCGACTTGCCCGACCGTCTCCAACAGCGGAGCGCCCACCTGGCCCATCATTGACATGAAAGTCTGGTTGCGAGGCAGGTTCAGCTCTTCCAGCTGCTTCTGAAACTTGCCAGGAGCCGTTTGGCTCTTGCCGAACTCGAACAGCATGTCCTGAAACCCGTAATCAGCCTGTTTCAGCAGAGGGTACGCTTTGGCCGCTGCCAGCTTGGCCAGTCTCTGGATATCAGCCATTCGACGAACCCTCTTCTTGCAGTATGCGTTTGAACTTGTTGTTCAGCTCTTCTTTCGATGAAGCCATGGCTTGTAGCATCTCATCGCCTGTTCTTACAGGTTTAGACCCTAGCAAGCGCATAAGCGTTGAAGGCTGCTGACCTTTGCTGATAAACCTTTGCACTTTAACGTCTTTCAGCTCTTCAGGTAAACCTACATGCGAGTCAAAGCGTAAACCCCTACCCTGAGCTTGATTGGACCTAGTCTCATTCCAGTATGGATCAAGCAGCTGTATAAGGCTTGTGCCTTTGGTGCTTAAACCTTCTGCTCCAGCTGGACCTATTAGCAGAGCCTTCAACTTACCTGCATTATACTCGTCTACTGCTTTCTTCCTATCCGCTTCGCTAACACCGCCATGGAAATAGCCATACGGTATCTTCTCGCGCTCCAGGGCAGCTGCGTAAGGGTCCAAGCCTGACTGTATGAAGTTGGAGTAGATGATCGCCTTCTTGCGCGGATCGGAAGCGACCAGCTCCTTCAGTCGCTTCATCGCCTCGTTCAGCTTGCCAGATTGCTCGAATGACTTGAGCGGACTCTTATCAGCCCTAAAGGTCTGAGTGGACAGCGACACCTGACGCAGTCCCGTCAGGAACGAGTTGAGCTTGTTGATCTCGTTGCGAGATAGTGGAAACTCCTTGTCGAGCTTCCACAGGAACTTCAGAGGAATCTTTTTGCGAATGGCGTTCTGAATGCGCTCTTGCTCAGAACTCATCGGCGCATCGACGATCTCCTCGTTGACGGAGACGCCCTCTGGCGTTTTGCTGGGCTGGTAGTCCACCTTGCCCTTCAGCAGCTGGCGCAGCTTGCTCTCGTTCTTGATGTCAGGCTTCTCGCCAGACGAAACGCCACGCAGCCTGGCAAACAGGCCTGGGCTGACGCGTTTGTAGTCAATGAAGTCTTCTTCGAACTTCTCTGGCGACAGGCTGATGTTGTTAAGCAGACTAATAGGCGAGGCCAGGTCAGTTGGAGAATTGACGATGGGCGAGCCTGTCAGCAGCATCAGTCGCTTGGCCTTGGCTGCTTGGTCAGCAATGGCCTTGGTGGCTTTACCCATAGGGTTGCGCAGTCGGTGCGCCTCGTCCACGATCAGCGTCTCGGGCTGTTTGGCAAACTGCTTGCCCATACCGAGGCCTGTGTAAGACATGACCTCTGGGTCGCTGCCTTCCGTGAACTTCTCGATTTCCTTGTTGAAGTTCTGGCGCAAAGCGGCTGGGGCGACTATGCCGTAGTCGCCGCCAGCCTGCTCAGCCGCAAGAATTGAGGCCAGGGACTTGCCAGTGCCCAGGCCGTGGTAGACAAGCAGACGTGGGCTAGGTCCAGATAGCCTATCCGCGACGCGCTGCTGATGCTCCTGCGGCGTCACGTCTGGGCTTATGGCGGCTCGCTTCTCCTCCAGACAGCGCAGGGCGGCGGCTATGTCTGGGTGAGGCATGGTCAGCTGCCCTTCTTGTCTTCTTTCTTCTTCTCTTCCTTCTTGCCGCCCACAGGCCTGCACGATCCAGGCGTCATAGGCTTGGTGCCAGGCACGCGCTCGTAGCCGTCCCAGCACTTGGCCTTCTTGACGGATGCCAGCAAAGCCTCAGCCGCCTTCTCGTTGGCGGCTGCGACGACGGCTTGAATGAGTCGAATACTGGGGCTCATGCTCGGCTCCTAGCGCAGGAAGGACGGATTGCTGGCCGTGCCGAACTGGAACTTGATGCCGTGGCCCTTCTCGCCCTTGGGTCCAGCGATGGCTGAGCCCAGAGTCGGGGCGTTGGAGGACAGCGCCAGCGTGGCCAGAGCCGCCCACTTCTCCTGGGCGCTGCCGCATTTCCATTTGCGCAGCGCCTTGTTGATGCGGCTATCGGGATCGTTGGCTGTCTCCTCGGAGGTCAGCTTGGACTTCATCCCCTTCATCCTGGCGCAGAAGCTGTCCTTGCGAGGACCGCCTTCGGGCTGAGGACGCTTGATGTCGTGGCCTTGAGCCTTCAGGCTGGCGCGGCCCTTGTCATTCAGACCGCCAGACTCGCTCTTGCCCTCGGAGGTCTGCCAAGCTGGGGCAGCTTTCTTCTCGGACTCCTCGGTCACCTTCTTCCAGTTCTTGGAGTCAGGATAGTCCTTGTCGCCAGGCTTGGCAGGGGCTTCACCGCGCTGCTTCTTGGCGTGGATGTTGGCCCACAGCCCAGGCTTGGCAGCAGCCATCTTCGACTTGCAGCCGCAGCCGCAGTCGGGAGGACACTGGCAGGGGGCCTTCTTGCAGCAGGAGCACATCTTGGCGTCTGCCGACTTCTTCTGCATCAGACTCATCAACTTGGCCGCAGCGTCAGACATGGTCTTTCTCCCTTGCTCGGTGCCGCCAAAGTAACTGGCAGCCCCACCTAAACCAGCACCACCCAAAGTAGAAGCCAGATAGCCCAGCGTGCTGGGGTTTTCCTCGTCGGCCAGGGCACCGTGCAGGTAGTGCCCCAGCAAACCACCCACGCCAGCGCCAGCCGACGTGATGCCGACGTTCTTGAGAATGTTGCGGGCTTTCAGAGCGCCACGCGTGATCGGCACATAGTTGCTGAGATTCTTCTCTAGCGCAGGCTTGGTGCCTTGCCAGACCGTTCCGTCAGGCATCTTTTTCTCTGTCGGATCGTTCTCGACCTGCTCTTTGATCTTGCGCAGCTCGGGAGGCAGGCTGGCGTGGAAGTCTTTGAGAAACTTGACCTGGTCCGCGTGGGGGATCATGTCGGTGTTGACGTCGTGAGGCTCCAGCCAGCTGGCATTGCCGCGCAGTGCAGCGTAACCGGATGTGGGGTCACGGAACTTGTTCCAGTGCTCCTGGAACTTCTTGTTCATCACTTCGGTGTACGGGGCCTTCTTGCCGTCGCCGAGATCGACATTGTACTCGGCCCTGTTCATCATCTTGTTGGGATGCATCATGTGCGCGTAGGCCGCTATGGGACCCTGCGCGAACATGGAGTAGTGCGCCCTGGCATCGTGCCAGGAGCCTGGATTGGAGGCGGCGTAGGTGGGATCAGCGCCAAACGCCTTCAGAACAGTGGGAGAAGACCTGCCGAGGGCCAGCAGGTCTCCGATGGGCTTTCCAAACAGCTTGGTATTGGCACCAGGCGACAGCATGCCAGCGTAGCGAGACAGGTATGTCTCGTTAGGCTCCAGAGGAGTACCGTGCCTGCCTATGGCCTGCTCGATATCCA